CCGCAACTGTTCCATTTCATCATTTGCCGCATCCACTCCCATATTCAGCTTGTTAGTTGAAATCTGTTGTATGCGTGTCTGAATTGCCTGTAACCGCTGCTGCATATTGGAAATATCCTGAATAGCTGCATCAGGCAATATGTCAATACCGCTTGCAGTCTGTTGAATCTGTTGCTGTGTGCTGTTCAGCGTGTTCAGCATATTGTTAGCACTCTGAACCTCTTGTTCAAACCGTTCAATACCTGTGTTTGTGAATACTTCCAAATTATCCGCTTGCCACTCAACAGGTACTTCTACCGGGTCAGGCGGTGCATTTGGTTGAATTTCAGGTCTGATAGGTTCAGGATTTTCAACAAGCGGGTCAGGAATGACAGGGTTCACATCAGCATTTATGACTGTATCTGTTGGTATATCCACAACAGGCTGTTCAACAGTCGGTGCTTCAATCTCTGATGCCGATGACTGCATTGCAGCGTTCAGTTCGTCAAGTGCTACTGTTGCCTGATTGATTTCACTTCGCATACCTTCAAAGGATGAAGTATCAATATCAGCGTTCATTGTACGCTGCATATCTTCCATTGTGGAAACTGCCATATTGACAGAATTGATAATGTTGTAAAGAACACCTGTGAAATTATCCTGTAATTCAATACCAGTCTGAATTGATGACACCGCTTTCACCTACCTTTCTTTTAATGTTTCTTTTTGGCTTTGCTTTCAGCCTTTTTCTTTTCCTTTTTATCAGCTTCTATCTTCATTTTTATGGATGCGATAACAAAAGCCTTTTCCTGTTCTTCCATTTCAAGAAAGACAGAAGGAAGAATATGCAATTTCAGAAGGGCATAATAAGCATAATTTGCTTCTGCATCCCCTTCTTCGATTAGTTTTTTGCTTCATCCACCTTTTCATCAAGGGTTTTATTGAATCCCTGAAACTTCTGCATCCAAGCGCAAAAGTCCTGATACTCTCCGGCATCGTCTACCATTGCATAAATCAAATCTTCCGGGGTTTTCACTCCGTAACTGTCCTGAAGCTCTGCATCATAAAGGTCAGGGTAAACGGTTGCTGCAACAATCATTTTTGCAAGGTACTGTGAACTATTCAGTTTCGGTCTGAACAGGTTCGGCTTTCCTGTTACCTGAACTTCTGTGGTGCATGATTCACGCAACTGTTCATTTTCCTTTGATGTGATGTGCCGGAACTCCCAACGAATAGGCGTTCCATCCGAACCAATCAGTGAAACGGTTGGTGCGTACTTTTCATTTTCCTTCTGTACCTTGTTGGCTTTCATAAATGCACTAAATTTTGACATAATCTTTCATTCCTTTCTGTTTATCATTGATTATAAAAAACCCCTTATATGAGCGTTATATAAACTCACATAAGGGGTTCTGATTGTTTAGTTGGTAAGAAATCCGCTAAGTTTAGCAAAGGATTCAGGCATTGAGAAATCTTCAAAAGTTCCTTCAATTTCTTCATCCAAATACTCACCGTCAGCATCGAACTTTGCAAGAATACCGCCGTCAGTGTTGCAATCATAAAAAATGATTGTCTGTCTGCCCGCATCGGATGTCGGGTCATCGTTGGTAATCTGCATTTCAAAATACACATCTTCACCAGTGTTTTTGTAGTCAAGCAATGCCTGTCTAAGAACTGACTGGTTGTAATGTGCTGTTCCTGAAAAAGTTCCTTCCATACCGCAAGATTTGTGACCTACCATGATAGCACCAAGTCTAGGTACTGTTGCCTTGGTCTTTTCAACCTTGGCTTCCATGTCAATCATCTGCATGAAATTGTATCGGCGTGTTCCGAGTGTCAAATAACATTCAGCTAACTTTGCGGCAATGGTGTCCTTGGCTTTCATAGTAATGTTGTTATTCATTCTTTATCACCATTCCTTTCTTACGCAACCGTAACTGTCATATAAAGTTTACCCATAGCGTTCACAACAGTGATTGCAGATGTTACCACAACCGCTTTTTTGGAATCGCCCTGTTCCACCGTCACATCGGAATCAGTGAAATCTTCGATTGCACCCAAATCCTGTAATTCCTGACGGATTTTTACGATGTCAGACCAAAGTGAAGTTCTACCTGATGCATTGTTTGGCACAACACCAAGGTATTTTGTGTTGAAAAGAACTGCATCATCATTACCCAACTGGTCAATGACCCTGATGGTCTGATTATCTTTGAAAACATCCCCGCAAGTGTCAGAAGTTGTGACCATTGTGTTAATATCTTCAAGTACACGAATATCACCGTTTACCTTGTGAAGAACAAATTCACCGTTCTTCACCGCCTGTTTCAATTCTGTCTGTGTGTAATCGGCTGCAACAGTGAATGAACCATCATATTTCTTGTTCTGACAAGACTTGTTGACCTCACAACCACATTCTGCACCAGTTACCCAGTACACAAGTGATGCTTCTGACCAACCATCATCAGTTGTTTTGTTCTTAACACTGATAACACCCATATAATCAGCCGCAATGTTGTAAAGTACCACCTGAAACTTGATACCCATTTCATCACGCAAACGCTTATTGAACGCAACATATAACTTCTTGGTTGTTTCATCCGTAATCACCGCACCCATTGTATTGTAGGTGTATGATTCAATCTTATCCAAATAAGTCTGATGTGCTGTTCCGTCAACAGTTCCATTTGTGCCGCCTGTCAGCGGTGTGGATGCTGTTGCAGCAAGTGTTGCATCAGTCTTGAATGTCACATAATCGTTTGCTGTCAGTTCGGATGCCTTTTCTACCGTCTGTGTGTCAACCTTGGTTGTTCCAAGATATGTGATAACATCAAACTTTTTGGAATCATCCACATTCACCTGAATAACAGTTTTCAGGTCATTACCACGCACACCGCTATATAATGCAGTAGCAAAGGTATTTGATGCCTTTTCACCGCCGCCATTCAAACGATACACATATAATGTGCTTGCACCCATGAACAAATCAACAAGACCTTTCATCTTCTCATTGTCATAGGAATAACCAAAGATTTTCAGGCTGTTCTTCTGAAAATCACCACTGGTCACTTCAAATACTTCCCCTTCTACACCCCAGTCAAGTTCAAGGGGCATTGTTGCAATTCCCCTGTCAGACAATGTGGCTGATGCGGATGCAGCCGATACAAAGTTGATATATGCACCGGGAAGTTCTTTATTCTGTGTGGTAAAGCTACCGCCACCTAAAGCCATATTATTTCACCTCTTTCTTGTATTCTTCAATCAAACCGTCAACAGTTTTGATGGTGTAACTTTTATCTTCTTCAAGAAGGGCGTTCACCATATCCCTTTTGTTTGCATACCTTTCAGATGCAAGCAACTGTTCTTTGCTGAATGTAGGTTCAGACTGTTCAGTTTCTTCCACTGCGGTCTGAACTTTTTCAGCGGTTTTCTTAGCTGCCATAACCGTTCACCTATCCTTTCAAGTTGGTACTTGCCTGTAATTCTTCCATAGCTGTGTACTGTTCCACCTTATAAACAAAGCAGTCATAATTCACAAAGAAGTTCAGGACACCATCCACAATTTCATATTTCATCTTTGTCCCCATAATCGGTTTATCATCGCCATCAGGTGTGATGTACTCCAAGCAGTCATACAGTCTGCAAGCCACATCATTACATTCCCTTTGTTTCTGTCTGCTTTCCGGGAAATACTGGATGCAGAACTGGTTGGTTCTGAAATACCGCTTTCCAAGGAACAAATCATTGGTTGGGTTCAGGCAAGCAATAAAAAAACAAGGCTCTTTCAAACCTTGCTCTATTTCTTCCATATGGGTTTCATAATTGTCCCCAAATTCATCATTCAGGGCAACGCTGATTGCTTCAATTATTGAATTTATCATTTCAGACATCCCCCTAAATATTTTTTAATCTTGTTTTCAAGCACCGCCGGGGCAATCTTTTCAAGTTCCTGTTCGGAAATGGTCATCATAAACCGCCCCTTGACCCAACCTTTATGATTTGCTGTCCTGTGTCCGTACTCCACATATGAAGCATATTCAACCGGGTTCACAATCTCAATCACATAGGTATCACCAAAATGATTTACTGTCAGGGAATCAGCATAACCCTGTGCGGATGCCTGTTTTGAACCAGTCCACCCACGCCTTAAAGTACCGCCTTTCTTTCCTGAACCTTTAGGGTACTGCCCCACCGGGGTTCTTTTCACCACCATCCGCAATAAGCGGGCGGCAAGTTCCTTTGCACACGCTTCAACAAATTCATCAGGGTTTTGCAGTTTGTTCAGTTCTTCACTGAACTTTTTCAAATCTTTGGCGTTGAAATTCCCCATTCTTCCCATTATGCGAAATCCTCAAACAATTCAAGAATGACTTCCTGATGTGTCGGATATACCGCCGGGACACCGCTGCAAGTATAATCAGTTGTCACACCATCTTGTGTGACTGTGATTTTTGAACCCGCATTGATGGATATATCAGGGGAAATAAACAGCTTTGTTTGCTGTGTTATGTTTGCCGCCGATTCAGTCTGACTTGTGGCTGCAAGCGTTTTGAATGACAGCTTACAAGGCTGATTTTCCAAAACAACCACATCCTTGAAGTCTGTCAGCTTTGACCGTTCATCTTTTACCTTTTGGCGTTCTGTGACAGTGCAAACACCATCATACAAACTTTCCTGTGCTTTTCTTGCCGCTTTCCTTGCGGCATCAACTGCTTTTACCATCGGATTCTTC